GTCCAAACCTTACAGATAATTCAGTTGTGTTAGTTGATTGAATAATTTTTAATTTAGGATTTCTACCTACCATCCACGCAGGAAATAAATAACTGGCAAATTCAGATTTAGTGTGTCTAGGTGCCATATTAATAATAACACGTTTTGTTTTACCATTGGCAATATCATTAAATTTTTTAGCAACATCTTTGTGATGTCTACCTTCTATAAAATCTGGCCATACGTGTTTAACAAAAGCCATGAAGTCATTTTTAATATCTGTTTCTTTTTTCTTCTCTTTCCATTTATTCATGTAAAGAGCGAATTGCCTTTTGACATCAGGTGGCAGCTTATCTAAATTTTTTAATTTCTCTTTGTCCATAATTGCATTCGAAAAAAATTTTCGCAAAATTTTTTCAGATATGTTTTCAAATAACCAAAAGTATTTTAGGGTTACTTATATATAAAACCTTATATATTACTAAGTATATAGAGACTCCTATAATTATCAAGGGAATAGAATTAACAAGAAAGTTCAAACTTTAAGAATGGATTGGTACCTCTATCGCTCGAGCGAGCGAAGCGAGCGAGTCCCCCGCGAGCGAAGCGAGCGGTACAGTTCCGGCGCCGCAGGCGCCTGCGACATTTTGTCGCATGTGACATTTTGTCACATGTTGTTGCACCACGCGACATTTTGTCGCGTGGCTTATTAACACTAGGAGGTTGTTAATCTAGTAATACCATATACGCCTCTGCGTTATGTTCTCTAAAATAATCTAAGCCCTCTCTAACTAAAGCCCATTTTTTAGAGTGTCCAACAATGCCAACTTCCTTGTCTTCCAATGTTGCGTCTAATTCATTGATAAATATATCATCATGAATTTTCGCCTCATGTGGTGTAAGTAAAACAGACTCTCCTGTAAATCTATTTTTTCTTTCTTCTGTTGCATCAATCATTGTTTGTTGTTTTAATTGTCCCATTTTATTTCTCCTTTATTTGTTAATAATCGTATCTTAGCACAATGGCGATTAACTCGCCATTGTCAATATTGTCGCACTTGTATGTTCTTTAATATACTTTTTTAAATACTTCATACATTCATTTTTATTTAATAAATATCCATCTAATGTTGGTTTCATTAATGGGCATTTGTCATCATGTCCGAACCCTGTTACAGCATGTACAATTTCATGATACACAATATTTCTTAATGCGTCTTGGCTCATGTCAATCGCTCTTTTTGTTATCCAAATTTGTTTTCTGCTTAATTTTGCTACACCTAAAACATTGTGATTTCTAGCCTCTCCAATTCTAACTTCAATTCTAGGAAAAGATAAAAATTCTTTTTTTACTTCATAAATTAAATTAATTACTTGTCTTCTTAATTTATAAACTTCGTCATTCATTTTAAAGTTTTTAATTTGTGCTACTTTCATATTTCTCCTTTTGTTAATAATCGTATCTTAGCACAATGGCGACGCAGTCGCCATTGTCAATATTGTCGCAGGTTAATCCTCGTAAAATTCTGGATCATCTGGCATGATGTCAATATCTTCCATGTATGATTCTATAGAATCTTCCCACATAGTTTGCTCATGAACATCTTGTAGTAAATCATAATCATTTTCGTAATCCATTTTTTTCTCCTATAAGTTAATAACCGTATAATAACACATGGCGCCGTTAGGCGCCATTGTCAATATTGTCGCACTATGCAGTTTTCTGCATTTTAACTGGTAACGCACAAACATAATAATATGTGTTTTCTTTTTCATTCAACAATTCCAATGCCTCTTTTTTCTTTTGGGCATTGCTGAAACTTTCGTCTTGAGATTTAACTATGTATAAATCTGTTACTGTTTCATATGTTGTTTGTTCTATTACTAAGTACATTTTTTACTCCTTTGGTTAATTTCCTAATCTTACCACAATGGCTCTTTAAGAGCCATTGTCATTATTGTCGCATGGTATAATTCTAGTTTCTGTCCATGCTCGTTGAGTCCACCCATACTCAGTTGTGTTTTCTGGGTGCTTGACTTTTGTAACCTCAATCGGTGTTTCCAGAGGCTCGGTTCTGGGTGCAATCGCAATTATTTCTTGAATGTTATGATTTGCAAAATCATCATAACAACGCTGACTACAAAAATATTGATACATATTATTATAGTAATTACTCTTTTTTATTTTTTTGGTTCTTAGAACCTTTGAACCCTTGACACCTCTTATTCTATCTTGAGTATGTTTTTTATGACACTCTGTGCCATGACAATATACATATTCATCAGCCATTATATATCTCCATTAAATATTGAAATTAAAATTATTGACAGTAGGGCAAAGAACCCTACTGTCGCAATTATTATTGGTAATGCAAACATACCCATTAGTTTAACTCCTTATTATTTTTAGTTGGTGTTGTCATAAATACAAAGTCTTGAGTTGCGTTTCTAAAACCATTTTGAACAATATCCCAATATGTTAAAATTGTTTTACCATTTTTAGCAGTCCATAAACCACAACCCTCAGTCCACATACCCTCACGCCAAATAAACTCATCATTATGTTTTTTGGCTTTGTATCCGATCTTGAACTTTGTTCCTATTTCTACTTTCATTTTTTACTCCTTTGGTTAATGATCGTATCTTAACACAATGGCGAAGTTATCGCCATTGTGCATTTTGTCGCAATTAGTTTGTCACTAATTGTTCTTTCATTTGTGCTTTTGCAATCGCTATCTTTTCATCTCTAGTCAATTCAACTTCATCAGTTAAAAGATCAGCTAGATTAGTCGGACTATAAATTGAAAGTGCCATTGAACTATGGGCGTCAAGGACAGTTTCATTTAGAGCAACTCCAAGTTTGTCGGCTAACTCTTTTGCTTGGTCAAAGTATCGGTAAGATTTTAAACCTAACTTTAACTTTTGCATTTTTTCATCAACATGGTTGAAAAGTTTTTCATGTGCCATGACAACATTTTCTTTAGCAACTTCAAACGATTTAAACCAATTATATTCTTCTGTTCCAATTTGAAACATACGATTATGACAATAAGAACTTCCAATAACCCAAAGTCTAAAATCATTTTCCCAACTATTTTTATGCTTAATAGTTTGATTTGTGCTTGAGTTATTGTCATTACTAAAACCAAGATATTTATTAATCTCACTTTCAGCATTATAATAACTAGGACTTCTTTTGTCGTAGTCATTAGCTAGTCTTACTTTATAATCAGCGTCAAGACCTTTTGATCTTAACTCATCTCTATAATAAGAAGTTAGAAAGTCTTTATCAGCTTTGAACTCAATATGAACATCATCTAACACTTCTTTTGGATTGCCATTATAATCAACTTCCATACGAGGTGTTGCGTTTTGAACATAGAAACAATTATCATGGTGCAACTCGCCACCATTTCTTTCGCCATATTTATTAATCATGGCTCTAATTGTATCTACATCTTCTTGAGGTTGATGAAATCTTACAAGTTGCTCTATCTTTGTTTTAGCAATAGAACGCATATCATTGTAAGTTTGGATAGCCTCTGTGTGTTGTGCTTTGTATTTTGAACCACTTTCAAAATGGTCTTGAAATACATCAGCAATCACTTTTCGCTTTTCAGCATTAAGTGTTAGTCGTTTTTCTTTTTGCATATTATTTACTCCTTTTGGTTAAGATGAAATACTAACACAATGGCTAATTAAAGCCATTGTGCAGATTGTCGCAGTTATTCTGTATGTATAGGCAACACATTATTATCACATTTTAAATCGGTAAATCTATTTTTTAAATATTCTCTACCTTTTTCTAATGCTTGTTCTTTTGTGTCAGCCTCAACTATTTCTGAAAAACCTTGAGGCTTGATTTCAAAATTAACTAGATATTTTTTAGTCATTATTTTAACTCCTCAACCATATCAACTTTGATATTTTCCATACCATGTTGTTCTGGCTCATCTTCTCTAGCCTCAAAATAATTATCATCATGAGTTTCAAAAAGTTCTTGAGCATGTTTTTTTGAATCAGCTTCAACTATTACAGATTCCCAAATGTCAGCTACATAGTGTACTTTATATCTCGGCATATTATTTACTCCTATATTTAATTGTTAAAATCATATCTTACTACGTTTCACGTGAAACATCAAAGTGACAGATTGACGCATGCAGTTTAGAATAATTCTAAAGTAAAAAAATTTTAGTTTTATTATCCCGACCAACCCGCCCCTATTATATCACGAAAAAAAAGAAATTTAAATTCTCCAAATTGTCGCATGATGCTGCGACAAATTGTCGCAGGACAATCTGTCATGTTGACAGAGTTTCAAGCCCTAAGCTTCAAGCTTCTGGGTGCGACAATTTGGAGAATATTAAAAAAATTTTTAAAATGCTATTATTCGATTATGTTTAATATAAATAAATATGACACACAAAGGGAAATTTGGGAGGAGCCATCTTTAATAGATGAGGTAGAAGATACCAAAAACTATTACGGGTTGTTTCCTAAATTTTGGTACAACAAACCTACTGATAAGACTATGGAGGAATTGGAGAAAATGATTAAAGAAAATTAGAGAATGGTGCCTCATTTGGATATTTATCGCACCTTAAAAACTATAAATATTCTGGGGACTTGCACCTACAAAAGCAAGTAGATTTTAGTTCGGGGGCCTGGTTCGTCCATTGAAGTTGACGGTACCGCCCCGGCTGATCCCTGGTCCATTGCTAGTCAGGAATAATCCGCGGTGATGTGATGGACCTGGGATCAGTCCTGGCCGGTGGTGGTGGATGTGCCTGGGCTGGTCATTATTGCTAGCCGGGCCCCTGGGCCCGGCGTAAGCAACAAGCAACAAGCTGCGACAAATTGTCGCGCGTCAATCTGCTTCTTGACTCAAGCGTCAAGCAACAAGCTGCGACAATTATGTAAGGTGAATAAAAAAAGAATTAGTTTAATATAATAAAAAAAACCAAGGAGTAAAAAATATGAATACAAAAGAAGCTTGGGCGCTGGTCGGTGGACTAAGTAAGCCCTCAAAAATGCCTGGATGGTCAATTGGTATTCCAGCTAAGGAATGCAAGACCGGCAGCAAATTAC